GTTAATTGTTGCTCACTTTGAGAAAAGGCTGCAGGTTTTCGTATTAAAGGGGCTGTATTATCTGTACCTGTAGTAGTTATTGTTGCATTATTAAAGAAACCATCTTGAACTATGGATTCGCCTTTATACTGTAGGTGTTGGTCTTGTTGTGTAGCATAGTTAGTTGGTATGCCTCCAATACCTGTTTTTGTAGTAACACACCTAAATTCATATGTTCCAGGCTCAAGATGTACATCTCTTACTACTGTTATATGGGGTGAAGTTGCCCCTCCAGAAGTTGTATAGTTTGCTACAGCACCTCCATTGGCAATAACTGCCTGCTTTCTAGTTCCTGTCCATGCACCTGTTTCATCTGTGACAACAACCTGAAACTGGGAAGAATTAGGAGAAGTAGGGGCTACCACCTTAGTGAAAGTATCTGTGGTATTATATCCCGGCAAGGCAGAAAACGGCCTGTTTTCGCCCGCAATTCTATATTGTAGTCCTAGACTTACTGTATCTAGCATTGCTTGGTCTACAGTAAATCCGGAGGTTGCTATATATCCTTTAATAAAAGTATTCGCTGTATTAAGATGTATACTTATTCTTACATCGAGTGCTTGATTTGCTCTAAAGATAAAAAAGCTACCATTTTTTGGTATTGGATTATGCGTTAAAGTATTTGCAAATGTACCTACAGGCGTTGCATCTAATCGACCAATTATAGTATCTACTGAATTATCTATTCGTAAGGCATTTCTGTGTAGGCTTTTACCTCCAAGATTTGTCGTTGAACCACTAGTTACCTTAAAAGTAGTATCGTTTATAACAGATACAACTTTCATAGCGGGTTCATTGAAGGTACTACCCGTAGAAAATTTTATAATGTCTCCAACCTTTATATCTCTTGTAAATTTAGGGGGAGAAGTGCCTGCTGTCGTACCTGTAACTATTTTAGTAGTACCATTATAGGAAGCTATAACCGGATTGCCACTTGAGTTGGCTTCATCCAAAACTTGAGTAAATCGACCATTTCCACCACCAGCGCTTGCTATTGCATCAATAAAATAAGTATGTCCTTGCTCTGTAAAGGGAGTTATACACTTAAAAGCCTTTGCATCGGCATCTAGTAATATACTTGACTCTCCGGGAGGAACATGCACACTATTAGTATCAAGGCTAGCAAAAGGCCCTGTCTGAGGCTCCAATGGACTAGCTGCCGGATATATTTTTGTAGTTGATGGAACACTCAAAATACCTTCTACTAAAGTAATAGGTTTTGTTATTTTTCCTCCAACACCTACGCCTCCCAAATCTCTAGTAATGTTTGAAGTTGCAGAGTCTTCTGTTACATTTAAAGCAGCTAACCTAGGCATAGACCTATTTCTTACATTATTCATTGTTTGAACACGGATTTGATAGCTTCCAAGAGGCACATCTTTTATTGAAAAATTAGTAAGAAGAGGTCCAACATTAATAGGATTTACTATATCTGGTATGTTATGACTTATTTCATACGCTGCTACTAGGTCATAAGGTGTGCCATCTGTATTTACCGGGGGATCCCAAGATATTACAGTGCTAGTACCTGATGCAGTAATATCGGGGGTAACAACCGCTTTAAGGTCTCTTACAGGCGGAACTTTATCATATTCACCTACTGTTGGATAAATTTTTGGATCCCTTACAACAGTAAAACCTTCTTCTGATTCAACCGCAGCATATTTACCTTCTGAATATTCAGAAGCTACAACAGTGTATACACCTTGCTCTTGTTCTGAGATTGTCATTATCTTATATTCTTTTCCACTACCTTCGACAGCAACACCATCTGGCGTGCTTTCAGTAAGTACAAACACAGAGCCTGAAATAGCATGGTCACTAAAATCAGAGGAGGTTTGTAAATAACTAACCTCGGCTGTTCCACCCACATACGTTAGCCCAGATAGCCAAGAAGAGTCCAGAGATTTAGTCTCTGTTTTCATAGGTCTTTCTTCGCCTTCTTGAGTAGCATCTTGTGCTTGGGGCAGCACTATGCTAAGAGTATAAGTTTTAGTATTATCTATTTCTACAGCTCTATCAAGAAAAACTTGGTTTTCATTTGTAGCACTATTATTATAGACGCTTAAATTAGATTCCATAGCAGAGGGCCAGGGTTGAATGGATTCTTGAGCTACAGCCTGACCTACACCCTTACCCCAAGAACCATCAGCAGATGAAGTGTGTGCCCATCTACCGTTGAGAATATCTGTGCCCCCTGTAGTTGTACCATGTAGATACCGTGTACCATCTATCCATAGGCTTGCCTGTGCAGGTGTTCCTGGACGCATTTCCCAAGTAATTGTATGCGCTTGGTTATCAAATTCTGGAATTTCTGATATAGGTTTTGATAGTACAATCGTGTCTCCAGAAGATGCATTACTGCTTCCTCCTGTTCTAAATACTAGATTACGTACTCCGGCTATATCTTTTACACCGAGCCATGTTCCATGAGTTAGTTGACCAAACTCAAACAAACAAAAATCCCCAGAACTATAAGCAGTGTGTAACTTAGCACTTCCCGAACCAACAAAAGTTTGAGCTACATTTGTTGATTGAAAACCTGCAGTACTATTCGCAAAGCTAGTATCCTCTGCATAAGTTCCCGTCGCGGTTTTTCCAAAGGTTGCATTATATTTGGCAATACGACCACCCAGAGTAGTAGCATACCTATCATTATCCTGTACAGTAATAACATCTCCAGGAGCTAGAAAGCCTGCATCTATAGAAGTGGAAAATCTTACTAACTCTGTTTGATTTTTTGAGGTCCATAGCTTCCATCTACCATATCTTGTTGCTTGACCTTCTGAGGTACAGCCGAAAGCCATAGCCTCTTCACTAATAATTCTGCCAGTAGTTGCTATATCTTCTGAGTCTTCAACAATTAAAGGCTCAATTCTATAGTTAGACCTAGGGTTGTTCCAACTAACAACTATTTGATTAGCCCTCGTTTTAGAGCCTGTTCCCTCGTAGACAAACTCACCATTAAGAGTGTTTGTTTTATTAAATACATATATTGGGTCTCTTGGCTGGTCGGCTATAGTAGTTATTTTACCATCCATCCAGTATAATAAGCCTAAGAAAGTAGTAGCCATATCTTTTACAACTTTATAGGCATCGGTAGCTTTTGTCAAGTATATGTTTGCTCTATATCGAGGCTCTTGCCCTCCTTTTCCATCAGGCACTAACTCATCACAATATTTAGAAATCCTATATAAAGAATAAATATCTACATCCTCTTCTTCTATCCAATCTCCCAGACCATATCTGTTATTAGTAAGAATATCATAAAATATCCAAGCAGGATTATCTGTATAATGCTCGTCCGACCTAAATGTACCATCCCACAAACCAGTATATGTAGCTGCAACATTCGCCGAATTGTAAAGGGGTCTAGGGGTGTAATTAGAGGGTATTTTTACTTTTCTTCCAAAACACTCATACGTTCTGGTAGGTGTTCCTGGGAAGTTTTTAGAAGTAAAAGCGACCTGGCACATAGCTGTTAGTGGATATGTTAAAGGGTTATATATTCTTGATACAAGTCGAGTAATTGATGCCACCGCTTGTATTTTCTTGGTATCATGAGGAGAGCTCACAGGAACAGTTTTTGTTACAATTTCTCCCTGTGCATTTGTTTCTTCCACCGTTGAGGGTTCAAGCCCTAAACCATCAAATCTTGTTTTTCGTTCAACAATTACATTAAAATCGTCAAAAGGTTTAAAAGGTGTTAAAGTAATAGAAAGTAAATTTGATATAGGCGTTTGTGTCGTATTAATATGGGTTAGGGGGTTGTTGGCATCATGAAGATTAACAGCGGTTTTTTCGTTGTTTCTGATTATTTCCAAAGTTACATGATACTGTGCTATTGCATTAATTTTATCCCCATTACTTTGATTTAATACAACTAAAGAATTATATGAGAAAGTAAGCTCAACTTCATCTACTGCTTTTGCCTGGGCAGGAGTTAGATTAAAACCTGCACTTGCTGTGCCCAAAAACTGTGCGGGGTCAGCGGGGTCTGTTGTAGTATCACTTTCATCATCTTTAAACTCTAAAGGCTTTTGTTGAAATCCTGAACCATTAGAAATTGAAACAGGAGCGCCTGACATTCCTCTACCGTAGTCTGTCATTGGCATCTGAACAAGCTCACCAGTTCTAAATTCTGCTGCAATACCTGGCATTTTTCCTGTACCAATACCGGTATCACCATCAACTTCGTTCTTTGTGGGGGCTGTCCCGAGAGCCCCATAAAAGTAGGTACCGTTTGGGATTAATAAGTAAGTAGCAACTGGCGACAGCTCTAAGGTGGTTGTCCCAAATCCACCAACAACCTTAATCCACGTTGTGCTAAATAGTCTAAAATGATTATTAGCTACGTTAGTTTGGCTGATAAAATTATCTGCATCGGCGGGAGTCATACCACCTGCGGGTAGAAAGTCAATGCTATTTCCATTAACGTTTCTAAATGTGCCGATTCCAAGGTTTGCTCCGGTTTGAACATCCAAGACCTCTCCTAAGGCAATCGCTGTTTCAACGGTTCCGGCAACAAAAGGGTAAGGGTCTGTTGGTAGAGCATTAAAGGCAGCACCAGTTTTAGTAAAACGTAATACCATCTGACCATTACTATCAAACACTCTTTGGACTTGAGTACAGGTTCCATCCTCTGTAAAACCGTGTTTTATTTCTACCGTCTCTGGCCCCAATATACTATTTGGATTTCCAGAATCATAAATTCTATCGTCGACAATACTAGCTGTAACTGTTGGATTGCCTGGAAACGATAGATTATTAAAAGTAATTGTTGGCACAGCTGTATTTTCTACGCGGTCTTCGCCCTCAGGGGCAGTATCGGGAATAATACTATCCTCTCGTAGAGTTCCAACATCGGCAGCAGCATCGTCGTTTAAATATATGCTTTTCATACCCTCACACAAACCAACAATAGGGCCTTCTGATATTAAGTCAACTGCCGTCACTCTGTGTACTCGTGCAAAATCCGCAGTAGTTAAATCTACCGACTCTTGTGCTGCGATTGTATCTCTATGATTCATACTCATTATGCTGGCCCCGCTGGCATACCACCTAATCCAGGACTTGGGCCCCAATAACTACCATACCCGCTATCAGTTCCATTATAGTTTCCAATGCTTGAAGTAAATACTCCGTTATCGTTTGCTCTTACATCAAAAGAAATAGGTCTTCCAGGAACTCTTAATCTTCCATACAATACTGGAACGGGGTCGCCCTCAACAATATTTTGTTCACTACCATTAAATAAGTAAGATTTAGGCCCTGTTTTGTCTACAGAGGGGTCAGGCGCCTCTGCCATAGCAAGAGAGGTTAGTGTAAGGTTTAAACCTACAGTAAACATAGCAAAACCTACCTGAGCCGAGGAAAAAGCACCAAAGGCCAAAACATCACCAATAGCACCGTAGTAACCTACCGCCATCAAAGCAACACCTAAAAGAACTCTTACAAATTTACTTTTTGAACCTCGAGGAACGGCAGTTAACGTAAAGTCTCCTTCTTTTAAAGGGAGTACACGCTCATTTTCTTCCATTTCTTTTCCTGCTACCTCCAATGCGAAATCAATACCTCTATTTTCAGACTCTTGCAAGTATTTTTTAAACTTGCCGTCAAAATTCGCATCTAATAGACTTACAATATCTTTTAAATGATTGACGTCTGCTTCGAGCTCTTTTACAAAAAGTTCTCCTATTTCGCCCTCTAAATATATTTTACGTTTCATAACGATAAATTTCCTTTAAATATTTTATCCAAAAAGGATATAAGTTTTCTCTACAGGATAGTCTGTTTGCGGCATGATGAAAAAATACATCATTACCTAAAAATATTCCACAGTGATTATTAACTTTAGAGTCTACACTAAAAACTAAAAAATCACCTATCTTTGGTTCTTCTACTTTTTTGAAGCCCCATGTATTTATATGCTCTTCGCAAAAATAATCAATATCTTTTTCCCAAAACTCATTTTCATACGCCATTCTTGGCGGTATTTCGGTGCCTTGTTCTAAATACCAATCTCTTGCTGCTTCAAAACAGTCTTTATGTCCAAAAATATACTCTCTACCAATTAAATCAGTCTTTTTATATTTTGGCTCTTGAACATGCATTTTCATCTCTGGGTAGCTAAATATATAGTACGGGATTAGTAATGCATTACAATTATTTATATCAGAGATAGAAGGCTCGCAAGACGCATCTGGATGGCTGTGTACAATTCCTACAATATCTGCTTTCTTTCTTATATCTAAGTACTGTTTTGAATCAAGTACAAAATCTTCGTCATCTTCTGCTACGTTATTGCAAGGAAACCACTCTAGTTTACCTTGTACAATTCCTAATACTCCGCAACCTTCTCTAGGGTATTCTTTTTCAAAATGTTTTTCTATCTCTGCTAATTTATTACTTAAATTTAACACTTCCTGGGAACCCTCCAAAAGGTAAGTGATTTTGTGAGAACTCTAAAGTTCCTGTTAAAGTAGTCTCAACAAGAGCAGAGGAGCCTTCCCAATCTGGGTTAGTTTTTGCATGGTATCTTGAGCGACACGAATTTAATTGTTTACCGCACAAGTCTATTCTTTTCCACGTTACTCCAGAATCTGTTCCAGGTTCTGGGTTCACAGAAGTAGCGGAAACTAATTTTCTCCATATTCTATTCGAGTGTCGAACAACGGCGTTTAGTCCATAGCTTCCACTACTTGACCAAGTAGTAAAAGGTATTACTTCAATCCAAAAATCAGAAGAGCCTGAAGGCTCCGACGTATTATTATCTGTTAAACTTCTCCAATACTTCGATGAATGAGTCACATATTTATTATTAGCATATGTTCCAGCAGCCCATGCTCCTGAATTAGAACTTACAAGTGCTGCATTAAGAGCTGTAGAGTCTGCCAAAGGTCTGTCACTTATGTCAAAAAAGGCTTCAACAGTTACTCCCGCATTGCCAGCAAGATTAGTATGGTCAATCTGATTATTTGCCCTCCAGCTACATCCGCCCCTACCTTTTTCAAGACCTTGATACTCCCAAGAACAATATTTTCCTACTACAACTCTATTTGGAAGTTTTATATTATCCACATCAAATGGAGAAGCTAGTTCAAACTGAACCCTTGTTCTATCTTCCGAGGCTATCCTATCCATATAATATCTTCTAATAGGCATTTCTTGAGGATTACCTTCACTACTTCCTCCAACTAAATACTTAGCTAATGTTAGTCGTCGTGTCAATCTTTTACCTATTACATCGTTATAGGTAAAAGATTGCGCCTGTAGTGCTGCTCTAAATACAGACAAAACATTGGCAATAGTAATAGTTGGGCGGTTGTTTGCTCCCTGAGCTGTAGACTCAATACCTTCTAAAAGCATGGGTAGGGCCTGATAAGTATTTGCATCAGTACTATTATTTTTATTGGGCTCACCTACAGGATAAAACTTTACCAACGAATTATTTTCATCATACCCTGGATAAAAGAATAAAGTTGTTGTATCGTTTAGCTCTAACTCATATAGCTCTACTATTGCAGAATCTATCGCAAGTGTTTGAGCATCGGTTGTTATAATTTCGTTTGTCATACTTCATAAACTCGGTTAAAGGTTGCTGTTAGATTATAAAACTCATCATGAGAATAGTTGGTAGAGTAATCACTACAAATTACTTTCACAGTTGTTTCGTTACTTCCGCCGTTAGTATCCGGGTATGTAAAATCAAAAGAAGACACGCCCTTTTTAGTATCTAAAAAAGTAGAGATATCATCTATCTCTGCTTTAGCTCTCCCATTAAAAGATATTGAAAATGTTTGCTCCAAAGGATTCAAACCTGCTGAAAGTCTTTGAACATATCCATCCCCAAATATAGAAGTTCTAACTCTAGGCTTGGTGTTCTTTGATAAATTTTTATCTGGTTGAGCCCTTGTGGTTCCGTCAAGTAGTAAAAAACCTAATGCCATTATGCTGCTCCATATGGGCTAAGTGTCCCGCCCGATCTTTGTTGATTTTGTAATTCTTTTTGTACCGCTTTAGCGATTGCTCTTCCCATGCTTGCAGACTCCATCTCATTTGAATCAATCTTTTGTTCTGTTGCATTTCCATCTTTATCAACATGAACATTTACAGTAACATTGTTTACTTGCCCCGCCCCTTTCATATCTACAGGTATTGACTTACCGTTTGGAAGGGGTACTACTGCTTCCGTTCCATGTAACAGAGCAGGATATCCAGCTTGAGGTCCGCTTGCTATTCCTCCTGCAGAATATCCTGTCATCTCTTTACCATTACTAAAAACACCTCCATATCTGGCAACGTTACTAAAATCTTGCCTCCCGATTGCCGATTCATAGCCCGGAGCAAAATCTGGGCCCATAAAGCCTGAGATTAACTGCTTTAACATATAAACAGCAATCATTTCAGCAACGACTTTAGACATAGCTTGTAGAATAGACATTGCCATATCTTTGAAAGCATCTTTAACACTTTTTGTGCCTGAAATAATATCTGTAAACGCAGTTGTAAGACCACTCTCAAGACCGCCTAAGAAACTTTCCTTGATATCATACATTTCACCCATTTCTTCGCGGGCTTGACCAAGCTTAATCTTATTAAGACGAATTTGAAGCTTAATGTTTTCTATTTGGTCTTTTTCAGCGGCAGTGATGCCATCTTTCTCCAAAGCAATATCAGTAGTAGTTTTTAACTGCGCCCGTAAGTGCTTATCGCGCATTTCAGCTTCTCTTAAATTAAACGCTCTGTTTGTTCCTTTATCAAAAAGACGGAAAGGGTTAGCGGCTAGCTCTTCTTGCTTTTGCACATTTAATAAAGCTTTTTGTCTTGCTTGCTCTTTGAGTTGGGCATTCAACCTTTCCATAAGCTGAACTTCAGTGTTAAGTCTATTAATTTCTGCTTCGGCTTCTGGTCTAGCGCTCTCACTGTCATCTGCTAGTTTTTGTTGTAGCGCGATTTCTTGCTTTAGTCCGTTTATGTATTTTTCGTATTTTGTTTCGGGTAAGTATTGGGCTCTTATATCTTTTCCTGCTTTTGCATTTTCTATCTGCGTTCTTGTAAGACTTCCAATTTCTAAAGCAAAGTTTTTGTATGCGTTTCTAGCAGCAATTATTTCTTCGCTGCTTTCTGCAGTACCTTGTTGAACAGCTCGTACGGCTCTTACATAACGCATGCCCGCCTCGCTTCCTCTAATCTTTGCATCTGTATTAAAAAGTATAGCAGAGGCTTCTCTATGAATCAATTCTAGGAAATCAGCACCTTTTCCTTCTTTACCTCCGCCTGCTGTAAAAATATCCTCTCTAACTGATTTACCACGACTGCTGCCGATGCCTATTAAGTCCAGTTGTGCATTTATATCACCTTCAGCGGCACTTTGCTCCAGGCTTTCAATATTGTTCCTTTTGTTAAATCGTTTAAGAGCTGAATCGTATTGGCCTGCCGCTTTTGTAAACATTCCTGAACTTATATTCCCAAAGGCTCTTCCTATATTCCCAATAGTTGCTATTGTGTTGTCACCATCTTCATTCAGAATGTTTTGAATTTGATTAAAGTGTTTTAACTCCTCATTTACTTCTCTAAGTTTCTTTCCTAGATGATCGAATTCTTCTTCTGTTTCTTTGGTTGCATCTTTTGTCTTGAACATTTCGTAGGCTGTCATAGCTAATGTGCCAATTAAAGCTACCCAACCTAAAGCCGAGAATGCCATAGATAAGCCTCTTGCCATCACCGCACCCGCGGATGCAACCCTAGAGAATATACCTTTTGCTGCTGCTTCAAATTTCTTTAATGATGCTGTTTTTTTCTTTTGAGAGAGTGCAAAGTCTGCTTCCATTTTTCTATTTGCAGCACTGTTTGCTTGTTTCATCTTCTCTAAATGAGCTTGAAAATCTCGAAGCTCTTTTCCGCGGAGTAGTTTCTTTTTCTTTATGGTTGCTTCAAGTTGTTTTATCTGACGATTATTTAGCTGTTTACCTGCTTTTGCTTGTTCAAGAATCGAACGCTTTGAACCTTTCTGACCTGCTAGTAGATTCGCAACACCTGCTCTTGCTCCTGAAGCATCAATAGGTTTTTTTGCATTTAGAGCTTTTTCATACTTTTCTACTTCCTTTGATGCAACCTTAAAACTTTCTTTTGATGCGTCCGCTACTCTTTTCGTAGCTTCTACAACATTACCTAATCCAGGAAGTATAGAAGTTACTACTGGTTTAAACAATAATAAAACAGCACCAAGTGCCATTTTAGGATACTCAATCAGTACGTTAGCAAGAGGAGTGCCTATTGTTACTGCTAACTCTTTTAAATTATTTATAATATCGTCAAATGCTTTTCCTAACTGGGCAAACTTATTTACTGATGCACCGGTAATTTCTAAGATTCTTCCATACTTTTCTTCTGCTTGAGTAAGTACATCATTTGCTACTGCTTGTGATCTTTCAAAGGCTGATAGTTCGTCTTTTGTTTTACCTATACTTCTTGCATAATTCTCTGTTGCAGTATCAAGACGGAGAATAATACCTAATTCATCTAGAAGTTCTGGTTCTGCTTTTGTAACACCTCGAACAAGTCTGTTAAAAGAGTCAGTAACATCTCTACCCAGAATTAGGGAGGCATTTTTTGCGGCTGTACCAAGTTCAGTTAGTTGGTCTGGGTTTAGTCCTGAAGCAACACCGATAGCAGCAGCTTGAGATGCATCAGTAAAAGTAACTTGAGCTTCAGTTGCGGCAATGATGTCATTTGTAAGAGACTTCATAGCAATACCTGTAGCGCTGGCATAGGCTTGTTGACCTTCTTGTAGAGATTTTAACTGTCCAGCTTGTTTCAAGAATTGAAAAGCTGCAGAAATGGCAAATAATTGCGCGGCTAAGCTAGCATATGCTGCTACAAGACCGTTTGAGCCTTCTGTCATTTTTGAGAAGGCTTTAGTAGAGTTCATACCCGCCTGGGCAACCCCTTTTTGTTTTTTAGCGTATTTGTCGCTAGCCCGGGTGGCTCCATCAATACTATCGCCGGCTTTTTTAGCACCCAGACCAACTTTTTTAGTAGTACCCTTCTCGTCTACTTTTACGTCTATCTCTACTTTATTCTTTGCCATCAGCCTTTGATATT